CTCGTTTTTTCATAACTCGTAACACCACGGACAAAGGACCATCACATGGCAACGCGCGGGCGCAAGTCGGCGGCGAGCCTGTCTGTCGTCGTCGGTTCCATTGACGGACGGCCTCAACCGCCTGCCGGTTTGACAGAGTTTCAGAAGGAATTGTGGCAACGCACGGTGGCTGGCGAGCCTCTCGACCAGTTCAGGACGGCGACCCTTCAACAGCTTCTGAAGGAATACGTCAGGCACGCGGAGGCGGCGCACATCCTGGCGGAAGAGATCGCGGCGACGGACGTTGCGTGGCTTCGGGATGAAGATGGCCTGAAACGATACGACAAGCTGCTGGCGATGCGGGATCGTGAGACGAAGGCGGTAGGCGACAAGGCGACCAAGCTGCGGCTGACTAATCAGTCTCGCTATACGCCCCAGGCGGCTGCTACGGCGGCCAAGCAAACCGGGGCGCCGCGTAAGCCTTGGGAGATGACGGGCTAGTGGCGAAGCGCCCGGTCAAGGCTTTGGCGGTTACATCGCGGGCTGATCGAAACATTGCGTGGATCGAGCAGTTCTGTCGGGTTCCTGAAGGGCGCTTGGTCGGAAAGCCGGTGAAGCTGCGCGAGTGGCAGAAGGACATTCTGCGGGAGGTCTACGGATCGCCCACGCGCCGGGCCATTGTGAGCTTTGGACGAAAGAACGGCAAGACGGCGCTCGCGGCCTTCCTGCTGCTGCTGCATCTGTGTGGCCCGGAGGCGCGTCCTAACTCGCAGCTCTACAGCGCGGCTCAATCGCGCGAGCAAGCGGCGGTATTGTTCGCCCTGGCAGCGAAGTGCGTTCGGATGTCGCCTGACCTAAACGGCGTGATCGTCGTCCGGGATACGGCCAAGCAACTGTTCTGCGCTGAACTGGGTTCGCTTTATCGGGCGCTGTCGGCTGAAGCCTCGACGGCTTACGGACTGTCTCCCGTGTTCATCGTTCACGATGAGCTTGGACAGGTTCGGGGGCCACGGTCGGAACTATATGAGGCGCTGGAAACGGCGTGCGCGGCGCAAGAGGAGCCGTTGTCGATTATCATCTCGACGCAGGCGCCCACGGACGCGGATCTGCTGTCGGTGCTGATAGACGACGCTGCGAAGGCCCGTGACCCCAAGGTCAAGCTGGCGCTTTACACCAGCGACCCTGAAGCGGACCCGTTTAGCGAAGAGACAATCCGGCAGGCCAATCCCGCGTTTGGGGATTTCCAGCAAGCCGAAGAGGTTATGGCGATGGCTGCGGATGCGTCCGCGATGCCGAGCCGTGAAAGCGAATATCGGAATCTGATCTTAAATCAGCGCGTTGACGTGAACGACCCGGCGGTGAGTAAAACCGTCTGGATTTCGAACGGCGATGACCCGCTAGACGATTGGGGCAACGCACCGGTCTATGCCGGGCTTGACCTGTCATCGACGCAAGACCTTACCGCCTTCGTGAAGATGGCGTGGATTGACGGGAAGTGGCGCGTCAAGCCGGTGTTCTGGTTGCCCGCCGATGGCTTGGCGGCGAAGTCAAGAGCGGACCGTGTGCCCTATGACCTATGGGCCAAAGCGGGGCAGCTTCAGACCACGCCCGGCAAGTCCATCGAATATGAGTGGGTCGCCGAATGGCTGGCCGCTCAAATCCTCGACGGCAACTTCGCCAAGATCGGCTTTGACGATTGGAATTGGCGACACCTTCGCCCGTGGCTGGTCAAGGCCGGGCTAACTGAGCAAGTTATCGACGGCGTGTTTCAGCCGTTCCGCCAAGGCTACAAGAGCATTTCGCCAGCGTTCCGCGATCTGGAAAGCGCACTGCTTTCCCAGAAGGTCGCCCACGGGAACCATCCCGTTCTGACCATGTGCGCGTCCAACGCAGTGCTGACCAAAGACCCGGCGGGAAACCGCAAACTCGACAAGGCCAAGGCGGCGGGGAGGATCGACGGAATGGTTGCTCTCTGCATGGCGTTCGGCGTTGCGCCGTCGGAACCGGATGCGACATTCGCGTCCCCCTGGGATGATCCCTCTTATTCGTTGGCGGTTGCATGAGGCTGTTCGGCTACGACATCAGCCGGGGCGAAACGCGCAACGCCGAGGATCCGCGCGTTCCGGTTAGCGCGTCTAGCTTTCTGGCGTTCATGGGAATTGACACGGGCGTCGGCTCTTACGTGTCGATTGAGGCCGCGCTAAAGGTTCCGGCTGTTCAAGCGGCGGTCACGTTTCTATCGGGCAGCCTCGCCAACCTGCCCTTGCACGCCTACCGGGACAAAAACGGCAACCCCGAGCGGATGGGCGGCTCGCTGCAAATCCTGCTTAACGAAGCGCCGAATCCGGAGTGGACCAGCTACGGGGCTCGCAAGTATTTCTGGCAACAGGTGTTCACCACCGGGCGCGGCCTGCTCTGGATCGAGCGCGACGGCTCGACGATTTACAACATCTGGCCACTAGAGACCGGCAAGGCCACGAAGGCCCGCATCGGCGGGAGGACCATCTACCACTACGACGGCGGGAGAACCTATCAGGCGGCGGACGTCATCGACGTTTCGTTTATGCTGAAGGCGAACCAGCTCGACGTTTATAGCCCGGTCGGAAATTGCGCGCGGGCGATTAACCTCGCGCTTTCGATGGAAGCTTACGCATCGGGGTTCTTTGCCGGTGGCGGTGTTCCGCCGCTCGCCCTGGTGGGGCCGATGCCTGCCGGGCCGGAAGCGGTGAAGCGGGCGCAAGCTGACATCAAGCGGGCGATCACGGCGGCGAAGGCCAAGAATGACGCGGTGTTTCCGATCCCCGCCGGATACGACCTGAAGCCTGTCGGCTTTGACCCTGAAAAGGGGCAGATGACCGAGGCCCGCCGGTTCCAGATTGAGGAGATCGCGCGGGCTTACAATCTGCCGCCGGTGTTCTTGCAAGACCTGACGCACGGCACGTTCAGCAACACTGAACAGCAAGACCTGCACCTGACGAAACACGTCATCGCCCAATGGGCCAAGGCGTTTGAAGAAGAGTGCAATCTGAAACTGTTCGGCCAACGGAAAAACGGTCGCTACGTCGAGCACGCCATGGATGGCCTGATGCGCGGCGACTTCAAGACGCGCATGGAGGCGATGGCCTCTGGCGTCCAGAACGGCCTCCTGACCCCGAATGAGGGGCGCGGGTTTGAGAACCGCCCGCCGATGCCGGAAGGCGACAGGCTCTACATTCAGGGGGCGACGGTCCCGCTCGGCTCGCAGCCCATGAACACGAACGGAGGGGCGAATGACCCTGGAAACTAGGACGCTGACCCGTCCGGTTGAGGTCCGCGCCGCTGGGAATAGCGGGCGCCGGATCGCGGGCTATGCGGCTGTTTTCGGCAGCACGGCGGATATCGGCGACAGCTTCCGCGAGATCATCGCGCCGGGGGCGTTTTCTGGCGCCGTGAGCGGTGATGTTCGCGCCCTGATCGACCACGACAGCGGACGGATCATCGGACGCACCACGGCGGGGACGCTGCGGCTTCGTGAGGACGATGTGGGTCTGGCGGTTGAGATTGACCTTCCCGACACCACGGACGGGCGGGATCTGGCGGTGCTGATCGAGCGCGGCGACGTGTCGGGTATGTCGTTTGGGTTCGTGGTCACAAAACAAATGTGGGACGAAACCGGGCCGGTCCCGACCCGCACTATTCAGGCGGTAGACCTTCGCGAAGTGAGCGTTGTAGCGTTCCCGGCCTATGACGACACGACTATTGCCCTGCGGTCTCTGGACGAGGCCCGCAGGGAATACCGCAAGCATCACAATCAGTCGGGCTATTCCTTTCGGAAGGCCCGCACCGAGATGACCCTCCGGGGTCTCTAACCTCCCACGCGACCGCGTGAGGCCGGGCCGGGCTTGAACGGTCATCCGCAGCGTCGAGACGACGCCGCCCCTCCCTTGGATGGACCCCCATGAGCACTGAACTGCACGACAAGCGCGGTCGCCTCGTTGCCGAAGCCCGCTCCGCCCTTGAAGACATCAAGAGCAACACCGACGACAGCCGCGCCGCCGAACTGGAAGCGCGTCACGACGCCATCATGGCCGACTTCGACAAGACCGAAGCCCTGATCGAGCGTGAGCGCAAGGTCGCCGAAGCCGAAGCCCGGTTCGCCGAGCGCAAGGCCGAACAGCGCGAGCGGATGCGCCCGATCTCCGACGGCGAAGCCCGCCACGAAGAGCGCGGCGGAAACCGCGAAGACGAATATCGGACGGCCTTCTGGTCGATGATTGGCGCCGGTGGCAACCTCGGCGACCTGTCGGCTGAACAGCGCGCCATTCTGAAGGCGGGCTTCGTCGAAGAGCGCGTCCAGACGACCACCAACGCCGCTGGCGGGTTTACCGTTCCGGTGACGCTGGCCAACTTCATCGTCAAGTCGATGGCCGCTTGGGGTCCGATGTATGACGACAACATCTGCACCACCATCAACACCGCCTCGGGCGAGCAGATCAACATCCCGACCACCGACGACACCGCCGTTGCGGCGGCGAAGACGGCGGAAGGTACTGCCCTGACCGACGACGGCGGCGTGGATGTCACGTTCGCTCAAAAGGCCCTGAACGCGTTCATCTATGACACCGAGTGGGTCAAGTGGTCCTACGCGCTGAACCAGGATTCCATCTTCAATATGGAACAGCTTCTCGGCGAACTGCTGGGCGAGCGTCTGGGGCGCCGGGCGAATACCGAACTGACCACCGGCGACGGCACGGGCGACCCCAACGGCGTTGTCACGGCTTCGACCCTTGGCAAGACGGCGGCCTCGGCTACCGCGATCACCTTCGACGAACTGATCGACCTGTTCCACTCGGTTGACCCGGCCTATCGCGCCTCGCCTAAGGCCCGGTTCATGTTCGCTGATGGCACGCTGGCCAAGATCCGCAAGGTGAAGGACGGCGACGGCAGCTACATCTGGCAGATGGGCGATGTCCGCACGGGCACCCCCGGCACTCTGCTGGGCGTTCCCTACAGCGTGAACCAGGCCATGCCCGCCGCGACCGCCGGTCTGAAGTCGGTCGTGTTCGGCGACTTCGGGAAATACTACGTCCGCAAGGTCGGGGCCCCGATGGTCGGCGTCGTCCGCGAGCGGTTCTGGCCGGATCTCGGCATCGCGGGCCTGATCCGTTTCGACGGCGAGCTGGGCGACACTGCGGCGATCAAGCACTTGATCCAAGCCTGATCCTAATGGGGCGGGCCTTCGGGCTCGCCCCTCCTTCTTTTCTGAAAGGGTAGGGCATGACCTACAACGTCACGGGCTATCGCAACGGGGACGGCGTTCTCGTCACCACGGGTCAAACCGCCGTCACTCAGGCGTCGAGCATCACCACGGGCGTCACGTGCAGCGCCTATTCGGGCGTCATCACGACCGTTTCCCAGACGGTCGCCGCTGGCGCCGAGGCCGAGTTCACGGTCACAAACACCCTGGTTGAAGCGACCGACGTGGTGGTCGCATGCATCAAGACGCACACCTCGGCGGGTTCGTTCATCGTCGCGACTTCGGCGGTGGCGGACGGCAGCTTCAAGCTGCACCTGACCAACCTCTCCGCAGGAACCGCTGGCAACAACGTCCTGGTGATTAACTTCATCGTGCTGAAGGCCACTGCGTGAGGCTTCGAATGTTGACCTCCATCGCCGGTGACGGGTTCGTCCTGCACACCGGCGAGGAGGGAGACTTTGAAGACGCAGAGGCTATCCGACTTGTCGCGGCTGGGGCGGCTGTCCCAGTCAGCGATGAGAAACTAGAGCGAGCCCTAAAGGCCCCGACCGAACGACGGAAGGCGAAACGCTAATGTGGACCGCGCCCGTCGTCACTGTTGCCGCCGCGTCTGAGCCTATCGACACGGTTAGCGCGGTTGAGCATCTGCGAGCGCAAGGCGCCGGTGCGGAAACTGAGATTGACCGGCTCGTCGCGGTGGCGCGGGCTTACGTCGAAAGCCACACCGGAACGCGCCTGATTACGCAAACCCTGGCCCTTCGTTGTGACGAGTGGGCGGATTTTGAAAGTTTGCCGGTTGCGCCGGTGCAGAGCATCACGTCGATTTCGTATGTCGACACGGACGGGGCGACGCAGACGTTGGCGGGGTCGGTTTATGAGGCCCGGCTTTACGGTCTCGCGCCGTCCATCGTTTTGAAGTTTGACCAAATCTGGCCGACCATCCGCATGGGCACGCTTATCACCGTGACGGCGGTGGTCGGCTACGGCGCTGCGGCTAACGTCCCGCCGGATCTTATTCACGCGCTGAAGCTGCTGTTGGGCGACTTCTATCAGTTCCGCGAAACAGCGCAGGCGGATCAATCGGGTTCCGCCTATCCGGTCGCGGCTCCGGTTTCGGCGATCCTGACCAACCATCGCAAATACGCCTAGCGGGCCGCTACCCCGTTATTCTTGAAGGGTTTTCCCATGCCTGACTATGCCGCCCCTGTATTTGAGGACAAGACGAGGACGTGGCGCGATGTCGGTGACGGCACCCTGGCCGAAGTGGTCGCGGCTGCTGGCATCACGACCAACCCGACGGCGACGTTCACGCGCCCGTCTGACACGACCGCGTACGCCTCGGGCGATCTGGTCGCCAACAGCACGACGGCGGGTTCAGTGGTCCCCATGACCTTCACGGTCGGGCGGGTTTCGGGCGGTAGCTTTATGCTTCGCCGCTGCAAGCTGGCGACGTCCAGCACAAGCACGACGTCGGCGAGCTTCCGGCTTCACCTGTTTCGCGCGGCTCCTGCAACGGTGACGAACGGCGACAACGGGGCGTTCAGCGTCTCGGGCGTGGCTGACTACATCGGGGCGTTCGACATCACCGTTGACCGGGCGTTTACGGACGGCGCGGCGGGCGTGGGGCTGCCGGTCGTGGGCACTGAGATGTCGGTCAAGCTGGCGAGCGGAACGACCATTCGCGGCCTTCTGGAGGCCCGCGCGGCCTATACCCCGACCAGTGCCGGGACGTTCACCGTCACCCTCGACGACTTGCAGGACTAGCGCAAATGCCTACGGCAAGGCGCACGGCTCTGTTGGGCGGAGGGGTATCGGCTTATGTCGATCTCAACTTCGCCGCGTCCAGGTATAAGGCGGGCGCGGCATCCGCTGGCGACCTGACTGCGCTTCCCGGCTTTACGTTCACGCGTGCATCCCTCGCTATGGGCTACGATGCGACGGGGAAGCTGACGTATGGGCCGAATAATCTGTGCTTGCAGTCGCAGACGTTCGACAACGCGACGTGGACGGCGCAACGGGCCACGGTTACTGCCAACGCGACGGCGGCTCCGGACGGAACGCTGACCGCCGACAAGCTGATCGAAGACGCCACGGCGAGCAACACGCACCGCATTACGCAGACCCCCACTACGGCGGCCTCGGCCTATACGTGGTCTGTTTACGCCAAGGCCGACACCCGGTCGTGGCTGTATTTGCGGGTTGACCGGATCGGCCCGACTACGCCGATTGCATGGTTCAACGTCAGCAACGGAACCGTGGGCACCGTCCAAACCGGGTTTACCGCATCTATTCAAAGCGTCGGGAACGGCTGGTATCGCTGCACGGCTACGGTTGACGTAGCACTCGCCGGGGCCAACAACATTATGATCGGCCTTGCAACCGCCGATAACGTCAGCAGCTACACCGGCGACGGCACGTCTGGCATCTTCATCTGGGGCGCGCAACTCGAAGCCGTCACCTACCAGACGACCCCCAGCACCTACTACCCGACGACCACGGCGGCATACTACGGCCCTCGCCTCGTCTACGACCCGGTAACGCTGGCCTCTCAGGGCATCCTCGTGGAGGAGGCGCGGACTAATAGCTGCACACAATCCCAAGACCTTTCGACGACTTGGACACTAGGCGGCAGCACGGTAACGGCCAATAACACGACGTCACCGGACGGGACGGTCAACGCTGACAAGCTGGTTGAGGACTCGTCAGCGGCGGCGGAGCATAGGTGCTTTAACACCTTCACAGGGGTTTCGGGGACAACGTACACATACAGCGTTTACGCCAAGGCAGATACGCGCGGCGGCATCAACATTCGGATGCAGGCCACCGGAACGCCCATCGACATTTACTATGACGTTTCTGCGGGGGCTGTGACCAGCACGACGGCGGGCACGGGCTCAATCCAAAGCGTCGGCAACGGTTGGTATCGCTGCATTGCTACCGGCGCGTCTGACCTTAGCGGCTCGGTTCGCATCACCATCAACCTGCTGCAAACGGCAGGCGGAACAACGCGCATTTACAACGGCGACGGCACGAGCGGCCTGTTTTTGTGGCAGGCTCAAGTGGAAGCCGGAACCGGAGCCTCATCCCCCGTCCCAACCACAACAGCGGCGGTAACTCGGGCGGCGGATGTAGCCCGGCTGACGGGGTTGTCGTTGGCGTATCCGCTTAGTTTAGCGGCGGGGTTCATTAAGAACTTCGGAGCCGCGACGTCGCGGGCTTTGACGCTTTACATTGACGGCAACAACTTTGCGACCTTGGGGGTAACTACCGCGCTGGCCACGCGTCTGGAAGTAGCGCAAGGCGGTTCTTTCCAAGCGCAACTTACCGGGGCCACACCGGGGCTTGGCGCGGCGACTTTGGAGGCGGGACGCTTCGCAACAAACGACGTGGGGTTTGCGGCGCAAGGTGCGTTGGTAGGGACTGACGTTTCGGCTACGATGCCTGCCGCCCCGACCGCCGCGAACATCGGCATGTTCAGCGATGGCGGAACCGAACCGCTCAACGGCACCATCTCCCGCATCCGCATTTACAACCGCGCCCTCTCGGATGCCCAACTGCAAAGCCTCACGACATGAGCTGGAATCCTGCACTGATCGACGGGCCGATAACCGTCTACACCTACGGCGAGCCCGACGCTGATGGCGTCCGCCCTGTCACCGGGACCATTGAGGGCTATCATATCAACGTCGCTCCCTGGCTCGTGACTGAGGAGCTGGCGTTCTACGCGGTGACGCCTGAGAACCCGGTGCGGATCTTCGCAGGCGGCTCAACCGGGTGGCTGAAGTTTCCCGATGAGGCGACGGCGCGGGTGCTGCTGGCTGACTACTGGATAGACGAATGAGGGCCGGGGATCTTGACCGCTCTTTGATCCTGCGGCGCCGAGCGGTCGGAAACAACGCACTAGGCGAGCCGGTCGAGACGTTCACCACCTTTGCCACTGCCCGCGCAAGCAAAGCCGACATCAGCGACGGCGAGAAGGTTCGGGCGCAACAGGTCGGCGCTGAGATCACTACGCGGTTTCAGGTTTATTGGTCGCTGAACTGGTCAACCCTCAACCCGAAGGACCGCGTTGTGTGCGACGGGCGAGAGTTTGAGGTGGTCGCGGTCAAGGAAATCGGACGCCGCGAAGGCATCGAGATTACCGCCTGCGCGCGGGCCGATCAAAGCAACCTCTACAGCTAGGCTTTGCCATGAAGATTGAAATGACCGCCGATCTAATCGGCGAGGACGGCAGCTTGCTTGCTGGCCAGATCATCGACACCGAAACCGACGCCGAAGCCGTGCGCTTTATCCAAGCGGGCTACGCCAAGGCGGTTATTCAGGCCCAGGCGCCCATCGATACCACGCCGACGCAACAGAGCGTGGAGGCCGAACTGACGGCGCTTGGCGTCCGCTTTATCAGCGGCGCAAACCTCGCTTCCCTGATCGCCCTTTGCAACGCCTCCAAGGCCCCCGAAAAGCCCATCAAACCGGCGACGGCTCAGCCCGCCGAAACCGTGACCGGAGAATAAACACATGGCCGATCTGAGCATCACCGCAGCCAACTGCGTTCCCGTCGCGCCCTATGTGCCGGAATACGGCGTTGCGGGCGCCACCATCGCCGCCGGTAAGCCGATCTATCTGGAATCCTCGACTAACACCTGGAAGCTTGCGGACAACGATTCCGGCACTGCTGAAGTGCGCCAGGCGACGGCGCTGGCCCTCACGGGTTCATCGGCCAACCAGCCCATCGTTTACATGCGGTCTGGCTCCGTCACGCTCGGGGCGACCATGACGCCGGGCGTGGTTTACTACCTGTCGGCCACGCCTGGCGGCATCTGCCCGGTCGCTGACCTGACCTCGGGCAAGTATCCCTGCACCATCGGCATCGCCACCTCCACGACGGTCATGCAGCTTAGCTTCAACTATTCCGGCGTCGCGCTCTAGTGACCATCCGCGTTGACGGCCTGAAAGCACTCGACGCGGCGCTACAGGAAATGAAGACCGCGACGGCGCGGGGAACTGTTCGGCGCGCGATGATGAAAGCGTTACAGCCGATGGCCGATGAGGCTTCGGGCCTCGCGCCGGACGATCCCCGCACCCCATCGCCAGACCTTCACCGGGCCATCAAGGTCGGCGACACGCTCAAAGCCGGGCGGTCAATGGCGACCAAGGGCTTCGGCTTCAAAGATGGCCAAGTCACCGTCTGGATGGGTCCGACCCGTGAAGGCTACCCGCAAGCGATTATGCAGGAGTTTGGGACGGTAAGCCAACCGGCTCAGCCTTACATGCGCCCGGCTTGGGACGCGGGTAAGGGTCAGCTTCTGGAAGACCTGACAGCGGGCCTTGCGGCTGAGATTACCAAGACAGCCGAACGCGCGGCGCGTAAGGCGGCAAAGCTGGCGAGGGGCTAAATGGAAGAGGCCCTGCGTAATTACCTGCTAGCCGATGCCGCGCTGGTCGCCCTGGTGGGGCAGAAAATCCGCTGGGTGGTATCGTCTCAATCTGACGCCGGATCGCGGGTCGTGCTGGCCAAGGTATCGAGCGTCCCGGTCTATCACACCTCTGGGCAATCGGATCTGGCCGAAAGCCGAGTGCAGGTAGACTGCTACGCAGAAACAGCCTTGGCGGCGCTCTCTATTGCCCGCGCGGTCAAGGCGGCAATTCCCAAGGCCCCGTTTACGGCTAGCGGTATCGACTTCTCGCTGTTCCAGTTGAGCGAGCGGCAGAGCTACGAAGACCCAACCCCATCGCACCGCGTCCATCGCGTCGGCATTGACTTTCAGGTCTGGCACACCAGCCCCTGAGCCTAAACACGCCCTTTGGCAAGGCGAAGCGCCCCGTCGTGATGACGTCGGCAATCCTTAAAATGGAGCCCCTCACATGGCCATCGTCGGCTACAACACGACCCTGCAACTCGATAACGCGGCGGGGACCCTGACCACGCTTGGCGAGGTCGTCAGCATTACGCCGATCAACGTGTCGGTCGCCACGGTCGAAACCACTCACCTGACCTCGACCTCGGGTTATCGGGAATATCTCTCGACCCTGAGCGATGCGGGCGAGGCGTCGGTGACGATTAGCTGGACCCCCGGCAACGCGACCGACATCATCCTCTACACGGCGGCGACTGATCGTCTTGTGCGGACGTTCCGCCCGCTGTTCCCCAACAACAAGTTCATTTCGGTCGAGTGCTTTGTCACTGACTACGCCCCCGGCGCCATCAACGCGGATGGGAAGCTGGAAGCGACCTTCACCGTCAAGTTCACCGGCGTTCCGACCTACGGGTGATGATAGATGCCTAACGCTTTGAAAGGCGAGGTTGGGTTCGAGGTCGAGGGCGAGGCTTATACCCTCCTCCTCGATTTCAACGCCCTGTGTGAACTGGAAGCGGCGTTGGCGCCGGGTGATGACCGCAACGGCCCCAGGGCATCGCGTGCGACCCTCTGGGCCGCCCTGCAACGCCATCACGCGGACCTGTCGCTCAACGACGTGGGCGACTTGATTGCGGCTCTGACGCTTCCCCGCGTGCGCGAACTGATCGGCCAAGCTTACGACGCCGCCGGTCTTAATGAGGTGCTCGGCGGAAACCCTCTGAAGGCCCCGGCTCGGAAGAAGACGACCAAGACCGGGGCATAAACGGCGCCCTTGGCGTCTATTACGAACTTGGGGGCGCGAGCGAAGATCAGTTTTGGCGGTTTACGCCTCGGCTGTTTCGGCTCTGGATTGCGGCAAAGACAAAGGCGGCCAAGGCCGAGCGGGAGTTTTCCCGCTGGTGTGTCTGGCACGCTGCGGCGCTCCCCCGCGCTAAGGACTTCCCCGACCTTAGCCTGTTCGTGACCGGCGTTAAGCCTCCGACCCGTCGTCAGACCCCTGAAGAAATCGAAGCCGTGTTCCACGCTATGTTCGGACCACCGCCGGAGGATGCTTGATGGCAGGTTCGGTGATCGGCGCCCTCCGGGTAAGCCTCACGGCAGAGACGGCGGCCTTCGACAAGGGCATCGACCGGTCGAAAACCAAGCTTCGCCAGTTTGACGCCGACACCCGCAAGATGGCGGGCAACGTCTCCGACCTTGGCCGGGAGTTTGGAACGGGGTTGGGTCCTGTCGGCACGGTTCTGGACAAGATCGGGGCGGCGGGCCTGGTGGCCGGTGCTGGCGTTGGCGCGGCTGTTGTCGCGTTTCAGGGGATGCAGGCGGCGCTGAAGTTTGCCGATGATCTGGACGCCACGGCGACAAAGATTGGCGTGACCGCTGAGCAGTTTCAGGAACTGACCTTCGCGGCCAAAGAGAACGACATCACGACGGAGGCCCTTAGCCAATCGCTGCAAGGGCTGAACGTCGCCTTGGGCGCCTACAAGTCAGGCGTGGGTGACGCCAAGGTCAAGAAGGTGTTCGAGGCTTTGGGCATCACGCCGGAAAGCCTGGCCGACGTCAACAACGCCGCCGACTTCCTGCCGATGCTCGCCGACAAGATCAAGGCTCTGGGCTCGACGGCTGAGCGCGTGAAGATCGCCAAGATGATGGGCGTCGAGGATCTGGTCCCGCTGCTTATGAAGGGCGGTGACGAAATCGACCGACTGGCCGCCAAGGCGCGTGACCTCGGCTTGGTCATGTCCAACGAACTCACCGCGAAGGCCGCTGACGCCAACCGCGAGCTGGAGGTGATGGGCGACTATATCACCGCGCATCTGTCGATTGCGTTCGCCGGTCTGGCGACATGGCTTAACGATGCGGCGAAGGACTTCCAGCCTCTGATCGACAAGATCAGGGAAGCCACGCAGGCCATGCGCGAGTATCAAGCGGGCAGGGGCCGGGATATTGCGGCTCGCCAGCGGGAACGCGCCGCTGCGATGGAAGCGGCCAACGGCGGACGGCCAACCCGACAAAGCGCCCTGTTGCGCTCCGACGCTGAGAGGTACGACCCGACGCAGTTCGGCGATAGCGCCATTAGCGACCGCATGGGCACCCAGGCTTCGTTCGATGCCCTGAGACCGCAAGGCGGGGGCGGCGGTGTTGATCGCAGCGGTGGTGGTGGTCGCGGGACTTCCCGTTCGCGCGCCGCTGGCAAGCCGCGCTTTACCGGCAAGCTCCCGGACTATATCGCCGCCCTGATTGCCGAGGGCCGGTTCACTGAAGCGTCTATTCGCGAAGCATACCCCGACGGCAACTTCCCCATGCAAGGGGGCGTCTTCCTACCCGAACCGGTCGTGGTCGATCCCAAGACGACGTTCGACGTAGCAGACCTTGCGGCTAACGCGAGGCGAGTGGATGCAAACCCGACCGGGTTTCAATCGTCGGCGGATGGCGTCAACAGCGTCACGTCGGCCATTGAGGCGACCAAGGATCAAAACCGCGAAGCCTTCCGCGAGATGTTCTCCGGCGGGCTGCTGGCCGCCCTTCGCGATGGCGAAGACGGCGTGCGCGAGTGGATGCGCCGGGGCGCCGAGCGCGGCCTGGAACAAGCCCTAAACAACCTCGCCGACCTTATCTTCAAGCTGTTCAGCGATTCAATGGGCGGCGGTTCGGGCTCCGGCATCGGATCGTCAATCGGCCAGATCGTCAGCGCCATCTTTGGCGGCGGCAACAGTTCCAGCATCCCAGGATTTGCGACCGGCGGGAACTTCACGGTCGGCGGGTCCGGTGGCGTTGACAGCCAGCTCGTCAGGTTCCGCGCGACGCCCGGTGAGATGGTCAACATCAGCCACGGCAACGACAACGGGTCGCGCGGTAGCGTTACGTTTGACATGCGAGGCGCGGTGGTGACGCAAGACCTGCTAAACCAGATGAACCAGATTGCGGCAAACGGCGACGCGCAGGTTCTCGGCGCCGTCGCCCGCGAGAAACAGCGCGGCGACAAGGCCAGTCGCTACACGGTGGCGAGGGCGCGGCGATGAGCGTCACGCTTCCAACTAGCCCGCCGCCCCGGTCCATCACGCCCCGGCTGGTCACGGTTCGGGCTGACCTTCGCCCGGCTTTTGGCGGGGCTACGCAGCGCATCGCGCGGGCGGGCTCCCATTGGGCGTTCGACGTCGAGATGCCGCCCATGTCCCACGCTCAGGCGCTGGATTGGGTCAACATTCTGGACGAAACCGACACCTGCATCCTTCGGCTCCCTGAGCCGGGCATCACCATCGGATCTCCGGGAACGCCGCTGGTCAACGGTGCGACGCAGACCGGGACGTCACTCATTACCGATGCCTGGACGGCGAGCTACGCCATCCCCAAGGGCAAGTTTATCGGCGTGTCTGTGTCGGGGCTTCAGTACCTCTACCAGACCACGACGGCGGTCACGGCGAGCGGGGCGGGGGCGGCGACGCTGGCCCTGCGTCCGATGCTTCGCGCGTCACCGGCTGACAACGCCGCGCTGATTATCAACCCCGCCACGGTCGAGGGGTTCGTAAGCCTGCCCGACGGGGCGATGAACATTAGCGTTAACCGTCTGGTCGAGGGTCTGACCTTTACGATTGAGGAGCGGCGATAGTGGACGCCACACTCAAAACCGAGTTTCAGGCGGCGGGCCTCACGACCTTCACCGCCGTCTCTATCGCGCTATCCGGTGGGACTATCTACCTCGTTTCGGGCGGGGCTGACATCACCATCGCCGCGCAACTCTACAGCGCATATAACACGACCTACGGCGCCCTTGGTGAAGTGGACATCATCAACGACGGCATCGACGGCCAGACCACGCGGGCGACCATCACCCTGCACCCGCCGTCGTCGGCGGCAATCGCGGCACTTGCGGCGACGGCAGAGCAAGACGCACGGGTGTTCGTGTACCAGGGCGCGGTCAACACCGCGACCGGCGCCAGCATCGGCACGGTCGAAACCCTGTTCCGGGGCGAGCTGGATTATCCGTCCCTCTTCGTTGGCGAGGCCGGTTATGCGCTGACCCTGGAATGCGGGACCGAAGAGGCCCGGCTGCTAGAGCGCAACGAAGAACGCAAGCTGGTGAACACGTTTCATCAGGCGTGTTTCTCCGGCGAGCTGGGGCTGGAAAAGGTAACGGCGCTGGTCCGCAAGGTTTACTGGCGAGCGACCGCGCCTACCACAGTGGTCGCCACAAGCCGTCCGCGCGGGCCTGGTGGGCGGTCCTGATGACGCCTCCTATCGTTCTCCGCAGCGAGGCCGCGCAAGCCTGCATTGACCGGTTCAGCGGAAAGGCGATGGCGTGGGGCAAGGTCGATTGCGCCAAGATCGCGGCGCATAACCTGCGTCATCTCGGCATCGCTACGTCATTGATGAAGGGCGCCGTCTATACGTCCGAGATGGGCGCGGCGAAGGAATTGCGGGCGCGAGGGTTTAACGGCCTTGGCGACGCGATGGACGCAATCGACCGGGTGTTTCGCATCCCGCCTGCGATGGCCACCACGGGCGATGTGATCGGGCTGGCCTGCGAGGGTTCGCTTTGGGACATGGCGCTGGTCGTGTCGGTGGGCAACGGGCGCGTGCTGGGGGTCGCTGACGGGATGTGCGTAGTGTTTCAGCCTGACTTAAATCATGCGTTGGCGGCGTGGAGGTGCAACCCATGCCGCAAGTGATCGCTGCGGCCATTATGACCGCTGTTGGGGTAACGGCTGGCACAACGGCAGCACTAGTCATTACGACGGCTGTTAACATCGCATTTGCTGTATCCGTCAGCGCCATTACGCAGGCCATCACAAAGCCCGACGTTGCGGCGGCAGAGGGGCGTCCTACCGAATGGGCGGCAGACCCTAACGCGGCTATTCCGTTCGTTCTGGGCCGTCGCGGCGTGTCGGGCGTCATCGTTCACCGCGACACCTACGGCGCCAACAATCGCTTTCTGGCCAACGTCACCGTCTACAGCGGCGGCGGTCCCATCAACGCTTATGGCGACTTCCTGGTGGACGGGGCGACGGTCTCATTCACCGGCGAGGCCATGAACGGCTCGCCCGCCGGTCGCCTGTATCGCCAGACCAAGTTGGGAGACCAGCCTGACACCGCGTTGACCTCGCCGACTGTCTCGCCAGCCGCATCGCTGAGTGATTGGGGAGCGTCGCATAAGCTGTCGGGCTACGCCTGTTCGATGATCACGCTGCAGCAGGACGGCGACTTCAAATACTGGCCTGCCGGCATCCCGAGGACGTTGCAGGAAATACAGGGGATCAAGTCGTGGGACCCCCGGCTGGATAGCACATGGCCGGGCGGGTCGGGCTCCTGTCGCCTCGCTACGCCGTCAACCTGGGTCTATTCGACTAACCCGATTATCAACGCTCTGAAGTGGGCGCTGGGCATCAAGCACAACGGCGTTCTGGTCGGCGGCATCGGATCTTCGGTGGACGGGATAGACGTGGCGGCGTTTATCGCGGCGGCCAACGTGGCGGACACCAATAGCTGGACGGTTTCGGCGGTCGCCTACTCTGACGCGCCGTCGGGCGACGACAAGTATCAGGTTTTTGAAGCACTGTTGCAGGCGGGCGGGGCGGTTCCCTCGCGCAAGGCTGGCAAGATCAGTTGCGTCTCTCGTGCGGCGAACCCGTCGTCGGTCGTCACCATTACGGCGGCGGATACGGCAGGGCCGTTTGACTTCCGCGCCGGCTCGCCTCGTGAAGGCCGCATCAACACCATCATTCCCCGGTGCGTTCAGGAAGCGCACGAATGGGAGATGGTCGATCTGGAGCCTGTCACCAGTGCAACATACGTCACCGAAGACGGCGGGGCGACGCGCTCGCGTGGCGTGACGTATGCCTATGTGGCCAACGCCGACCAAGCCGCTCAGCTTGCCGCCTACGACATCGCCGACAGCCGCGAGGGCATCACCGGGACCATCACGCTGAAGCCGTACCTTCGCGACTTGGAGCCGGGCGACGCCTTCACCATCAACGAAGACGGGTTTGCGCTGGCCTCTCAGAAGTGCCTAGTCCTGTCGCGGTCTTATGACCCGGCGCGGGATGTGGTGACGGTCACGTTCCGCAGCGAGACGGCTGGCAAACATGCGTGGGCGCTGGGCAAGACGGGCGTGGCGCCGTCCAGCCCGACGCTGGGAACGGTTGACCCCGCGACGGTCCCGACGCCGGATGTCGCAAACTGGTCTGTAACGACCCCGACCAATAGCTCGCCGGTTCTGCTGTTGAGCGGAGCGGTTCCCACGTCCGTAAACGTCAGCAAGGTCATAGTCGAGTACCGCGAGGACGGGTCAACGGATTGGCGGACGTTTGGCGAGCTGGGGCCGTCCACCATCGGGGCGGAACTGGCCGGGCTTACGGCGAACACTGACTATGAGATCGCGGTCTCATACCGCAACACCTTCGGCGCACTTGGTGATCGCCTTGTCCTGGCGCCGGAAACTACCGGCTACCTAGCGGGCGGGGATCTGGCCGATAGCAGCGTCGACTCCCCGTCCGTCAATACGGGCGCACTCACCCGCATCACCGCTGACCAGTCCGTGGGCACGTCCGTCACGATTATTTCGGCGGGTGGCAGTCCAAACAGAGTACTAATCAAGACGATGGATTTCACCATTGACCGCAGTGACAGCAAGATCACGGCGATGATCAACTTCAACTATGAATCCAGTAACGCCAACATTTCAAACGTCTACGTCAAGGTCGGAACGACGGCTCCAACGTGGAGCGGGTCGGTTATGACAAACGCAGATCTGAAATATCCGGTGTCCGCCTACAGTGGACCGGCGACGACGTTTATCATTCTCACCGGCCTCTCGACCGGCACAAACACGATAGAGGTCTGGGCCAATTCGACCGGCTCCGGCTCGCATAGCAACGTCGCCGTGAACCCCTACTTTCAGGTCATTGAAAACAAGAGGTCGGCGTGAAGTGGTTCCGCGTCCGCACCGACGACGGGTGCATTGTCGGCATCTGCGAGATGTCGGAACAAGACGCGGTTCGCAACCTTCCGCGCGGCCAGCTTCTGGTTCCGCACGATCCGGCGGTTCCCCTTCATCACCGCTGGCAGAACGCGGGCTGGATTGACGCCGGTTTGCCTCATGGCCCGGAGGCCGACTTCCGTTTTATGCGCCGGTCGGGCTACGACTTGGGCGCTCAGGTTGGCGCGCTGATGAAGGTCGTGGAGGCGCTTCTCACCCGCCCGGAAATAGCCGCGGCAGTGCCTGACGACGTTCGCGCGGAGTTTGACAATCTCGCCGCGCACAACGCCGCCTTAAGAGCGGCATATCCAAAGCCCCTAAATAGCGAGTGATCCGAATGCCGGTCTCGGGTGAACTGATTACGATTGGAATGGCTGCGGTCGCGGCTATTGTCTGGCTGGTCCGCCTAGAGGGCCGGGTGAACACGTCGGAAAAGGTCGCCGCCGCGATGGAGCGCGATCTGGCGGCCGCCAACCTGCGCGCGGATGCCGAGGCAAAGGCGCACCGGGGCACGGCAGACGCGCTGATCCGGGTCGAGGAGCAGCTTAAGTACGTCCGCGAACTGTTGGAACGTCACTTCGTCATCGAGGAGCCTAACACGCGCCGTCGTCGCACTGGTGGCACGGCGTCGTGAGCGGGGTTGACGACACGCCCGCCGAAGTCAGCTTCAAGTGGCGGCGTATATACACGTTCACACTAGGCGGGCTCACCGCTGTTGGCGTCGGCGTTATCATCGCCAAGCTGACTGACGCGGATGCGCTTAAGTGGGTGGCGATAGCCTTGATCGCGCAGAACGTCGTGGTCATGGGCTGTTATATGATGGGCGCCAGCCTTGTAGACTGGGCCAAGCTTGCCGCCGGTTGGCGCGGAAGCCCGACACCGCCCCCGCCGGTTGAACAAGCCACTCCCTAAACGGCAACCCTGAAACCTTCGGCCACTGGCCCAAGGGCCGGGCTGATCTTCCGACAGGTGATTGATGGCCGACCCCAATCTCAAACAGTGGGCGACGGAACGGCAATCCGAGATTATCGACGCGGTTATTCAGCACGGGTCTAACCGCAAGGCCGCTGTTGCGATGGGCGTTCACCCGTCGTGCATTGACCAGGCGATGGGGGCGGTAAGGGCCAAGGCCGCGCGAGCGGGCTACGCGCCGGGGCACTTTTCCGCAGGCGTCGCGCCGGGCTACGCGATGGGGAAGGTTACGATTCAGCGCAGCGCCGCCGGGGTCGAGCGGGTCTGGGAACGGCAGCATCCCAACGCGGCGGACGTAGCCGACCACCTCGCCGCAATGCGTGAGGTGTTCCGCGAGGACTTGCCGATCCATGAGCCGATTGCGGCTCCGACCCGCTGCCTTG